CGCCACAACGCCGCCGCCACCCCCAATCAAGTCAATATAGGCTCCTGGCGCAAGCAGGTTGGTTCCAATCGTTCCCGCAGCGATGCTATTGCTTCCGACAATGCCCGTCACCCCAGACGCGTCGCCGTTGAACTTGCCGTAGAAGTTCGTAGCGTATGCCGCCCCAAACGATGCGTTTGTCCTGCCGAGGTTCCCCGGCCTGGAAGGGTTGGGCGAGATGTGAATCGGCACCCCGGCGTTAGCTGGGTAGATGTTGGTCCCCGTCACCGTCCACCCGTTGAGCGTCCCCGTCAGGCCCGACGGATAAAGCCCGCCGTCCGGCAGCTCGTACCACAACTGCAACTGGTTGGTTGCCGACCCCTCTGCCGTTCCCGCGAGGCTGATAACCCGGGCATCAACTGCGGCAACGTTCTGCGTCGTGTAGGGCGTGTAAAGCACCGGCGGCTTGGGCGCCGCGTAGATTCCCGTTACGCCAAACAGAAGCGCCAGGAACAAGACAATTGGATGATGTCGCATGATACGAGATGTTGCGTGTGTGTGCGTTATCCGAGGAACACGACCCATCCGGTGTTACCCAGGGCCACGCTGGTCTTTTCCCACTGGCTTTGGTCGCTGGTCGAGTAGTAGTAGGCCGGTCCGGTCGCCGTGATGACCCCGTTCGGGTCAGTCGCGCTGCCAAAGTAAACCTGGCCCCCCCCGGCTCGGCCGCCAAACAGTGCCGCAGCGGACGTTCCCACCTTCTTCCACCCCAAGGATGACACCCCGACGTACTTGACCCAGAAATCGTTCGTATCCGTGTCGGTGTACCCGGTTCCGGGCGTCGCCTCCATGACCCCCTCCGGGCTTCCGCTGCCAGCCAGGGGCGGCATGGGTGACGCCTTGGCCGGCGGTGTCGTTACCCACTTCTGCAACCCGTCTCCGGGCCGATATGCGCCAAAAGAATCGTTCATAATCAGATCAAATGCTGGCCCATGCTAATGCGATACTGCCAACAGCGGCAACGAAGCTTGCTCTGGTCGGTCAGGCTTTATTGCACGTCCACCGTCTTGCTGTCATTTATGGCTTTAAGCGGCGGCGCAGGTTGCGGTGCCCCGATGTTCACCTGCACGCCAAACTGCGGGGGCCGGTTTTTTGGCTTCTGCCCCTTGCCGTTAGCCTCTTGCGGGTCAATTCCCTTTTCGAGAGTAACCAGGGTTTGGGCAGCCAAATCCTTAAGGCCCTTGGCGCAGTTGGCCATCATCGTGCCCGCCGTAACTCGCAGCTCGTCAGTCACCTGGCCCTTGGGCGCCGTGATGATCCGCTCTGCGGCTTCCATCGTGGTTTCAACCCGCTGGATTGAGTCGAACATGATCAGCGACAGAGCCCGGATTCCGGTCAGTTTCCAGGGAAGCTTCCCCAGTTCCTTCAAGGCCCGGGTCTTGGCCAAATCCCAGCTTTCCTTTTTCAACCCCAACGAATTGCGAACATCGGCGACCAATTCATCCGGCATGGGGTAATCGTTCATCGGCGCGCGCTGAGCGATCTCTTCCTCCGAATCCATGATGGGGAACATCTGCACGAGTCCCGGGTCTGTGCCGGGCCGCTTCGGGCGTGCCCTCGGGCCTGGAGAAGCAGGGGATGGGTCATCCCGCAGGGCAGCCATTAGCTGCTCAAAATCGGCGGCGCCGTTGGCCGGCGGCGTTTGGGCTGATTCAGATTCCATATTGACGCCAGCCGTAAGGTGCGTCCTCGCCGAGCGTTTCGTCAAGCCAGCATTCCGCCGATACCAGTTTTGACTTGGTCGGCATGTGGCACCAACACCCCTGGTCCCGCAAATCGTTGGTTAATGGAGATCCGCAGGTGCTCAACGGACGGTAGAAGATTGGACACTTTCGGCAAACAGCCAACCGTTTTGACGCCAGAAAGTCCGTAGTGCGTTCGCCCGGCTTCCACCCCCGAGCCCAAAGTGTAAACGCCCGCCCTATTCGGCGCCACCCCGGGCCACTGCTGATGGGCGAGAAAAGGCCAGCGACCAGCAGGGCGCAGGTCAGTTCCAAGGCGGGACGAAGGCTAAAGCGGGATGGTGACAAGCGTAGTTTTAGATTCCCGAGACTGCGCCCGGCGGCTGCGAATGTTGAGCATGATCTGGCGGGCCAGTTCATCCATACACTCACTCTGAAGCAAATACCGCAGCGAATCAATGGGGTGTTTGTGGGGGCTGCCCTTCTGCATCACAGCCAATTCGCTCTTGCCCTTCTTGATGGACTTGATAGCGGCAATCGTGACGGGACACGTCGCATTGTTCAACCACAGCCGGTCTTCCCAGAACAGCCGGCGAATCAAGTCAACCCCGTTCCTAACCGATTGCCCACGCTTCTCTGCCCCCGCCAACGCCACGCGCCCCCCGGACATTTCGTGGATGATCTGGTGGTAGTACTTGCCGGACTGAATGTCCTTCATGTCGAATACCGACCGATCCGACCAATGCCGCCAGCGCACAACCCGATTTACCTGCGATGCCCAGAAGTCCATTTTTTCCAGCATCTTGTTTACGAACTCCTGTGCATCAACGTCTTCACCTATGACGCAAACTTCTTCCAGCACCTTAAAACAGGGCAAGCCATCGTAAACCGCCGCGCGCGGCCCGTATTTTTCAACCGTTGGAAAAAACTTCTCTACGATGTGAGCGGCCCAGTTGGTTGAACTGCCAGGGTCCCATGTCGTCAAAAGCTCGAAGCAGTCATCCTCTGGATACATCATGTCCAGATCGTCCTTGTTCTGTTTGGTCTCAACTTCGCCGACAACGTGGACAGCAGGCCGGAAGACCTCAGCAAACAACGAATCAGACGTGGTACGAACGCACTCCCCGAGGATGTAGCGCCGATAAAGTTCGTCGTTGTGCGCGTATTTGGCCTTGAGCAGAGCGACGTGGTTCGGATCAGCAAACGGATTATCTTCCACTCGGATGTCAACTCTGGACAGCGCCTGCTTCAGAATCTTCAGATCCTCGACCTCCATCGGCCAACGCTTCTCTTCAAGGAAATCCTTCAAATCCTCGTCAAGAGTTTCCAGAAGGTCCCACCAAAGATCGTGCATCCACCAGCAGGAATCATCTGGCGGATTCGAGTCGCCGAGAAATAGGTGAGACGACTCGGGAAGGCCAATCATGCGCAAGCATTCGGTCCACGTATCAAAGGTCTGGCGCTTGTGGAACGTGGACATTTCCGGCACATAAATCATCGAGTACCGACGCGGTTTGAATCGGTCCTCGACTTCGTCCTCGTTTTGCAGGGAATCTAGTTGGATCGTCGTAACACCCCCGGCACTGTTGCTGACCTCGCAAGTTGGCTTCTTGGATACGTTCTGTGTGTACGGCGGACGCACCCACTCCATTCCGAAGTTGCCCCCTTCGATTTCGCGGCCCTGGCTGTCCAGTCCACGCCACGGAGTTCCATCCGGATAATGTCCTATCCATTCAGGGAGCGTGTGTTTGATGATGTCCTGCCAAACCCCGCTGTCCATGCCGACGGTTTGGCTGATCGTGATTATCGTGATGTTCCCCGGATTGGTGCTCCATGCGTGTTTCGCCAGCGCGGCATACGCTCCCACGCTTTTCCCGGAATAGCGCGGCCCGTTGCAAAGAACGAACTTCTTTCGCTGACAAACCTCGATCAATTCCTCCTGTTTGGGGGAGATGCTAGGCTTCCAGTTTCCGGCGCTGTCAAGGGGCATGAAAAATATTATCTTGCAATATCAGGCACGCAGCCTGTAAGGTGCGCTCATAAGCGTAACGCCCCCCCCGGCTGGCGTTCAAGAACGAAACCTATCTTTATTGTTTTATGGCCGACACTTCTGAAATGGGCCGAACGACAGGGGCCTCGCCGCTGGCCGGCACGCAAGCTGAAATCGGCGAATCCGACAATCGCCTGTCACTGGACCCCAACGATCCCGCCTTCGAGTTCACCAAGGAGTGGGAAGACGGCAGGAACTACACCGTCAAGCTGTCCATCGCCCAGGTATCCCCCGGCGAGTACGAAGTCCTGAGCGGGGAGGACCTGACCGGACCGGCTGAGAAGGTGCCCGAGGGGCGCCGGGGCGCGATGGGAGTCGCCGGGCCAACCGAGAATCCTGACACCCGCCCGACCGGAGGAACCGGCTACCGCAACCCTGCCATCGCCAAACTCATGGCCGAATAATCACACCACCCGCTATGGACCTTGGAACCAAAGTTAAAGAGACGGACGCCGTATCCGTTCCCGAACCACCTTCAGGCACCCGCTACCCCGGCTTCACGCTGTCGGATGACGTGGTTGACCAGTTGACCGACGAGTGCCCGTGCGAAGTGGGCGATACGCTCACCGCCACCGTCAAACTGAAGGTAACAGGCATGACGGACCAGGAGTACGGAAAGTCTCTCAGCTTTGACGTGCTCAGCATGGAGGTTGACGGCGAGCCCGAGAAGGCTGAATCCGACGAGGCCGATGGTGCCGAGGACGAAGAGAGCGAGAAGCCATCCGGCAAGAAGCCCCGCAATCCCGCCGTCGCCAAGCTGGTCGAGAAGGATTAACTCCGATCTTTATGGCCGCTGACATGCAGTTACTCAAGGCCCGAGGCTGTTCTTCGGGATCTTACAAGCGCATCTTTAGCGGCAACCCAGCCAACTATCCCCCCCGCATTAAGAAGCTGGTGGACCTCGTCGCCAACCGCTCTCGCCGCGGCATCGAATTGAACCTGCAAGAGTGGCGCGCCTACGCCGCCATTGACACCGCCTACGACGTTCCGTTCCAGCAAACCACCCCGACGCTGATTCGCAACATCGTCAATCGGCATTGGGACAACGCCGACGAGTTGAAGGCGGCGCTCGACGGCTGGGGCCTGAACCAGGACAACCTGTTCATCAAGGAGAAGCTCCCGGACGGGCGCGAGGCCCTGCTTCCCAACACGCCGGTTTTCTACGGCATCCTGATCCCGCTGGTCAAAGCCTACGTCACAATTCGGTTGGCCAAGATTTTCAACGAGCGAAACCAATCGCCCATCCTCCGGTACAAACCGCTGAAGGCAACCGCCCGCAATCAGGTCCTGTGCGACATCATGACTGACATCGCCGAAACGATGTCCACTTGGTACGGGTATCCAGCAGTCATGCGTCAGGCGATCCAGCAGATGCTCAAGTACGGCGTGTCCATGACGTTCACCGTCGAAGAATGGCACTGTGAACAGCATGAAAGACTGGACGATGACGGTACCCTACGGACCGAGACCGTCAAGGAGGGACTGCGTTACATCACGCCCCACCCGACGCGGACGTTCTACGATTTGTCCTATCCGCTGACCAGCATCAATTCCGACACCGGCATTACCTGGTGCGGTCACTGGACGCTACGCACGTTTGGGGAGGTTGCCAATGACCGGCGCTATTGGAATCGCAAGAGCATCCTGGCGGGCACCAACTGGTTCCAATACGGCTACGGCGCCAACTACTATTTTGAGGAGTTCTTCCCGTGCGTCATGGCCAGCGCATATAACCAGCGGTTCGCATCATCCGTCGCTCCTCCGACCCGCGAAGACCGCGCAAGCTGGTACAACGACAACGACATGGACCAGGCCCTCTTCCAGGTCGAGCACTTCATGAAGCTGACCCCATCCGAGTGGGGCCTCGGCAGGTACGACGGCATCGCCACGAAGGATTCTCCCATCGGCAAACTCGTTGCCACCTACAACAAGCCCGTCTGGCATCGCTTCACATTGGCCGGCGACGACACCGTCATCTGGTGCGAACCGATGGCCTACACGCCTGCGTGGTTTATGGGCTACCATTACGACGCCCAATCCGCCCGACAGGATTCTCTCGGGCTCCAAACCATACCCTGGCAGGACCTGCTCGGCGACCTCCTGAACCACATCGTTGACGTAGCCAAGCAGAACCTGGCCAACTGCACATTCTACGACACCAACGTCGTGGACAAGCCGGACATCGAACGCATCCAGAAACTCGGCTCCCGTCTATACCGCGGTTGGAACTTCGTCGCGTTCGATTCTCTGTTGCAACAGCGGGCCGGCGCGGACCCAAGAGCTGCGTTCTACCCCGTCCGGTTCGAGAAACAGAGCATCGTCGAGTTGCTTCAGGCGCTCCCGGTTGTCCTGCAGATAATGGAGCGCGTCCTGCAAAGCGCCGCGCAGGAAGTCGGCTCCGCCGCGAGCCACCAGCAAGGCAAACAGGAAATCCTGCAAATTGGCAGCGCCTCGCAGAACGGCGTGCTGTTCACGGCCAGCTACGTGGACGAAGGCATAGACGCTTGGATGCGCCAAATCTACCAAGGCAGCCTCGCCTACCTCGACACGATGTTCCTGGCTCAGGTCTCGGCCGACATCGAAAATCTCACCGAACACATTCAGGCACTCGGCTTCGAGGAGAAGGGGCGCGGGAAGAACGTCGTCTTGGTCCGGGGCAACAAAGCCAAACTACGACTCGAAGGCTTTGCTGCGTCCAACCAGGGGCCGGCAATCAACAAGGACAAGGAAACCTCCCAAGTCATCTTCACGCTGGTCTCTACCATAGCCAGCCAGCCGGAACTATTCCGGCGTGTCGGGGCGAAGAACTGCCTCACCCTGCTTCAGCAGGCGGCGATTCTTGCCGGGGCACCCAGGGACTTGGAACTCAACATGCCGCCCGAGGGCGAGCAGCAAGGCAACGAAGTGCCGTCAGAAATCGTTCAGGCAATTCAGGCTTCCCAGGCGGCTGTAATGAAGGCGGTCGGAGAAAAGATAGCCCAGCCAGCTGCTCAAAGCCTTGCCGAAGATGAACAGCGCATCCAGGCGTTGGAGGCCATCGTCAAGAAATTCGAGGGCATCTTTGAGATGGCGAACCAAGCCCAGGATCGAGCCCGAATCGAGCAGGAAAAGACGGCTGCAAAACTGCACGCGAAAGCGATAGAAACTGCTGCTGCCATCGAACGCAAACAGCTTGAAACCCAGGCTGGAATTCAGCGCAAGTCGCTTGAGACGCAAGCCAACATCGAACTGAAGCGGCAAGAGGCCGAGGTTGAGGCGCAAATCAAAAGCGCAGAGGCAAGCCACGACGCCGCCATCGCCACCCACCAGGCGGAACTCGATGCTCAATTGGCTGAGAAATCCGCCATCGCGAAGAAAAAGGCGGCTTCCTCCGAAAAGAAAGCCGCCGAGTAACCCCACCACACCGCACATGTACATGCCGTGCCGAACATAGGCTGACCGCACCGCTGCTGGCCATAGCGCGCATGACCATACCAATCCGCACACTAGGTGGCCCGACCTGACCAAACCCCACACCGACTTGCCTCTCCGTACCCGACACAGCCATACCGAACCTGACCGGCTTTTCAGCCCGGACCACACCCTTCCACAGACAGCCCCGCCTGACCAGACCGAGCCCGACACCAGCCCGCCGAACCTCATCCAACCCCACCAGACCGCACCCCGGCAGTGCTCGCCTGGGCTTTCCAAAATCAATCGTCTAGCAACTCAAACTTGACTACGTTGAACCTGCCAAATGACGGCCTAAAATCGGCCAGACCGATGATCCTGCCAGCCTGTTGCAGAAGGTAGTTCAGCTTCTGCGGCGGGCAGTATTCGGGCAGGTTCACCATGAGGATAAAGCTCGCCTTCCATCCTTCCTTCATCGCTGGTCGCGACCGAGTGACCGCGTTGCGCTGGATGACCACCCGGCGCTTGTCGTAATAGTCCGGCTCCTTCACGCCCAACGGCGAGAGTTCCGTCAGTGAAACCAGCGCCGCCTTCATCAGGTCCATCATGCTCTTGCGCGGGCTGCGGGGGTCCTGCTCGTACTTGGCAGCGTGAATCACGCTCTGCCGCACGTACTCGCCGGGGACGCAAACGATCCCCTTGTCGTCCTTCCACATGTACGACGCGGTATCGTCGGTCTTCTTTTCGGTTGACCCCTTTTTAGCGTTAGCCTTGCTGGCCACGCTTTCGTTGTTCCACCGATGGAAAAGCATCGGGCAGGTTCCTACCAGTTCCACAAGGACCCGATAGGGCTTTTGCATTTCGATGCTGGATTCTGCTCCGTTGCTGGGTGATTCCCCACCGATTTCGGTGAGCCGATTACTGTCTATCGTTTTCAATTAACCTTTCCATGCCAGACCGGACCTCAGCCCGACGAGGCTCGCCCCGCCGAACCGTTGCATGCCTGGTAAAAGCACTTGTCCGCCGTGGTTCTAGCGCAAGGCTGGGAGCCATGCCCGCGTCGGCCAAGTGCAAATGTTGTTTGGTTTCGTTCATGCGGCTAGAATCGCATTTCACCCGAATCTTAACACGGGTCCCAAACCAGTGCAAATCTTTTCTTGCCATTTGTGGCAGGATGGATTGAAAATGGGTATGAATGATTGATTACCGGCAGGAAGCGTTAAACACCGAGACGCAGGATAAACTCCGCCGACTTCTCAACGGCGAGATGTTCCAAGTGCTGATTGGCCTGGCCCAATCCCAGGTGAAACTACACCAAATCGAAGCGCTCAAAGCATCGCTTGCGGCGGTTAGCGGAGCCCCGCTCAAGATAGAGGCTTCAAACCAACACATGATGGAGGCTGCGCGCTACGCCAATTTCATGCGGGTTTTGTACGAGTGGAAGGACCAAACCAACGCTTTCGTCACGGTAAAACCTGTCTGAACAACCTCACCCTATGCCTGAACTCCCATCCGTAGAAGTCGCCGCTCAACCGCCCGCCGCCGCCGCCGCCACAGACCCCAACGTTGCACAGCCCCCGGCACCCGCCGCCAAGCCCAAGCAGAAGGCAGCCGACAAGCCACCGACACCAGAGGAGCTGGACGGCGCCCGCTCGTTCTTCAGCCGCGAATTCCCGTCCATCAAGTTTCAGGCCCCGGCGAAGAAGAAAGAGGGCGAAGCTGACGAGGATGCGGGGAAGAAATCTGATGGCGACAAGGCCCCGGATGACAAAGCCCCGCCAGCGAAATCGAAGGACGCGGACGCCGACAAAGCCAAACCCGCCCCGCCCAAGGCTCAGAAGCCGCCGACCAAGCCGAAGCCGGCCAAGTCTGCGCCCGCCGCCGACAAGCCCCCGATCACCCCGGAGGCTATTGCCGAAGCCGCCGCGCGCGGCACGGCCCAAGCCCTAGCCGCGACAAAGGCCGCTCCGGCAGACGACAAAGTCAAGAACGCCGAGGAAAACCTCACCCCCGCCGAGAAGCGCAAGGTCGCAGTCTTGCGGCACCTGGAGAAGAAGGCCCCCGAGAAATACGCTGGCATCGCCAGCAAGTTCATCAAATCCACCGTCGCGCTTGAGGAATACGGCGCGAAGTGGGAGGCGGAACACCCCGGTCAGACATTTGACGACCTCGCCGCCGAACACGAGGATTTCTTCAACAAAAACAACGTTGACTGGGACGAAGACGACTTCAACGACGCCGCAACCGAACTGCGGGTGCAACCCATCGAAGAGGCCCACCGCAAGACCTTGGAAGAACTCGAAGGGCTGAAAAACAAGGTGGAACTGCAAGAATCCGCCGCAACAATTGGAAACATGCAGGTTGGCGCCGCAGTGGATTACTGGTCAAAGCTGGGGGACGAGTTGGCCGACGTTGTAGCCCCGGACGGCACGGTCAACAGCGCGAAGCTGGCCGAAATGGAAAAGCAGGCCCCCGAGGAAACCGCCCTGCGGGTCAATGCAGCCCGAGCACTCAACGCCGAGGTTGCCGAGATCCACAAGGTCTATAACGGGCTGGTCACATTCCAGCCGAAGACCAACCAAATCCACCAGCAAATCGCGCTACTTGGTGGCGAGATGGAATCCAAGATGTTGGCGATGCCGCCGGAAGACCAGCTAAACGAGGACGGTTTGCCCTTTGCGCCATCCGCGAAGTTCGCCAAGATGCCGCCCGAAGAACAGGCCCGCCACTGGACGTTCACCGGCAAGGACCTGATCGAAATGCGGTCAGCGCAACTGGCCAAGATGGTCAAGAAAACCATCGAGCAGAACGAGGAATCGCACCGGAAATGGGCCGAATCCAAGGGAATCAAACTCCCCGAGAAATCAGCCAAACCAGCCGCCGCAGCGCCGCCATCAGGTGAAGCGGACGATGACGACGAACCTTCCGAAAAGCCGTCCAGCCCATCGGCATCCGGCGAAAGCCGCGGAGCCGCGGCCAAGGCCGGGCGCGGAGGACAGGTAGGCGCGGGAACACTGGTGGCCAAGCTGCTGTAGGCCCGAATACGCCAACCCGAAAGGGTGTCCCTCTTCATTACGCCATAAGTGTCCTTATGGCGCTTCCCCGGCAGAAAAAATCATTCTGCCGTTCATCCCCTCTTTGATAATCACACCGCCTAAGCCATAAGCGCAGTAGTCAGTGCAGCGCATGTAGTCGCTGCCGAAGTTAGAAAAACAACGTAATACTGCGAATAAACTTATGGCACTAGGCACACCGGGGACGACCCCGAATTCAACGTTGGACGCTAATGCTTTCAGCAAATGCGCTCCTTCCCTGCGAACCAACATTCGGCAATGCGGCACTGTCACCCAGATGAATGCCGCGCCGATGACTATCGGCGACCTGGACGTTTTCCAGAAGTCTAGCGACTTCCGCGTCATGGATGCGCTGTTTCGGCACGACCTGGAAATCAAGATGTGCGAGTCCGTCCAGAACGGGCTCTACGACTTCATGATGGCCCAGAAGGTCAACATGAGCCGCAAGATGCGGATCAGCGAACTGAGCCCCGGCCGCTTCGAGATCGCACCCTTCATCAAGGCCAAACAGTACTCGCCCATCAATGACGAGTATTGGCTCGTCAGCGGCGGCGTGGCTACCGGCGGCGCTGCCGTGGACGGTGAGACGTTGACCGACGGCGTCGCGACCGATTCCAACTGGCGGGTGGATGTCGTTTCGACGACCAACATCCCGATTGACCTGAACTACTTCCCGGTTGGTCTGCGGGTGTTCATCCAAGGCAAGTCCACCCTCGGAAGCGCGACGCAGACCGCCTGGAAAGTCACCGGGAACCTGTTGAGCGGTTCGGCTGCCCGGCTGTACCTCGACAGCGAAAATGCGGCATCCAACCTGTTGCCGTACCTCAGCGACAAACTCGCCTTCCCGGAAACCGGCATCCTGACGCGTGGCACACCCAACGTGAACGACTTCGAGAAGTGGTGTAACGAATCGCCGACGGTTCTCCATCACAAACTCGTGCCGTTCTGGGTGGAAACCACGCGTTATACCATGTGCTGGTCTTCCCTCTACGAGAAGTGGCGGGCGCAAGTCCTGTCCAACGGCCTCTTCCGCGAGTTCTTCGACCTCGACGAGACCGAGAAGAATAAGCAACTCGGGCGCGACTGGCAGAAGCGTTTCGTGCGCCAGATGTTCTACGGCAAGCCGCTGGCCCACCAGACCCTGTCGGATTACGACAGTTTGGCCGAGATCGAAGCCTTCGACGGCACTTTGATCGGTGAGACGACCGGCCAGATCAGCGAACTCGGTGTGGACGGCGGGGCCGTCATCGCCCGGCGCGCCAACGCCGTAGGCATCTACGAACAGATGGCAGAGTGCGACCGCATCGTTGACCTTCAGGGCGCTTATCCCCTGAACCTCCCCAACCTGTTCAACGAGTTGTACAACATGATGCGGGTGCGAGAGGGCAACGGGCACGGCAACCCCAAGGCGTTCGACATCTTCACCGACAGCGTGACCGCCGAAGTGGTGAACCAGGCGATGCTGCTTTACTACAAGCAGAAGAGTCAGGACATGTTGCAGATCAACATGCAGGGCGAGGGCGCCCCGTACAAGAAAGCCGAGTTCGGCTTCCTCTATCGCAGCTACATGCTGTTCTACCCGCCGGGCGTTACGATCAACGTTATCACCCATTACTTCTTCGACGACCTCCGGTCGGCTGGGCTGACGTTCGATGCCGACGACAACACGACCCGCGTGCTGTGGGTGCTCGATTTCAGTGGCATCTACCCCGCAATTCTGGCGAGCAACCGCAAGGTCCACAACACGGGCGACCTGGAGAAGCTGGCTTCCATTTCTCCTGACTTCGCCTGCGTGATGGCAACCAACACCAAGCGGCAGACGCTCACGTCCTTGATGTGGACGATGATCGTGGAGTGCCCCGCGAGCAATTTGATCGTGGAGAACTTTACGAGCGCAGTGCCCGAATACGCGACTGCCAGCGGACCGAGCTACCCGCCGGCCACGAGCACGACCTCCTCCACCACGGTTGCCGACTAAGTCCTGGCATCCCTGGTATTACGGTGTTGCCATTGTGGGGCGAAGTTGCCCCTTGGGCGAGTGGTAACAATCTGCCGGGATTCGACACTTGCTCAGCCCGCCCGACCGGAGTTGGTCGGGCGGGTCACCCTACCAGCAGAACAATTTGGTTCTTGATTCAGGCACAGAGTTATCGGATAAGGCCATAAATGACAGTATCGTCCATCTGAAAATGAACCGATCTATGGAAGAACCGAATCAAACTCAACCTGCCAATCCTCCGAAGCCCTACGCTTACTTCGTCAAGGCCAGCATTTCCAATCCCGTCCTTGTCCGGGGGGCCTCCGTGCCGTTTGAACCGGTTGGCGGCAACTGGGGCGTG